TACCGTCATTCCGTAGGGCCCATGCCAGATCTGCTGCCGTTCAAGGGTTACGGAATCCCACAGCTGGCTCATCGGAGGCAACTGCTTGACAAGCATGACAGGAGTTCCGGCGGTGATGCCACTGATCGGGATACGGGCGATCGGAATCCATACGGTGCCGGAATTGTTCAGGATACTACCCGACGGTACCGTGGGGTCAGCCGCCGTGCCACTGGTGGCGGTGCCCTTCAGCACCGCGAGCGCGATCGTTTCGATGTTGTTCGAGTCTCGCGTGTATTTCACGCAGATTAGGTCGTTGCGGTTCCGTCCTGTGACTCCGCTTTCGATGGTGACGGTTTCCGCCGCGGTGACGCGTGCGTATCGTCCTTCGATCACAAGGTTGAGGACCGGGATGAGCGCTTTGTTTGCTGACTGCATGGTCACGGCGGGGAATTTGCCGTCGCCGCCTTGCAGCAGGTAGTTGCCGTTTCCGACCAGTCCGGCCTGCATGGCTCCTTGGTCGCTGGATGTGATGTGCGGAGCGCCGGCCTTGCCGGTGATGAGATTCATGGTCATGGTCATTCCTTCCTATCTGTTGTGTTGTTGAGGTATGCGGCGTAGGCGGCGTCCTGCGTGGCTGCCAGCGCTTTGAACGTCTGCCAGCATGCGGTACAGACGAGCGCGCCCTGTGCGACTCCGTCGACGGTGGTGTGGGTGATGTCGTGCCAGTCGCTGGAGGTGCGTGGGTCACCGTCGGCGAGGTATGCGGAGGCGTGGCATCGGTCGCAGGTGTATCTGGTGATGTTCGTGGTTCGTGCCATTGATGTTCCTTTCTCTTTCAGGCTGTGCGCTGGTAGATGTGTCCCGGAAGCGTCGTGCCGCATTCCTTCCAAGTGCCTCCGTAGGTTGTTCCCGGATTGGCCGCGGAAGTGGTCCAGTAGAGGGAGCCCACGGGGTGGGCGGCGATGAACGCCTGGCTTGCGCTCATGCCCGTCTCGCCCTTGTCGCCCTTCGGTCCGACGAGGCTTGTGTTGGAAACCGGTTTGAACGTCACGTTTTTCCCGGTGGCTGTGATCTGCGCGTACATCAGGTTCTTGCCGCCATTGGTCATGGCGAAGAAGTATTCGCCTACGACCGGGGCACGGTTGAAACTGAGTGCCCGCCAGTCAAAATCCGAGCATGCGGACGTCCAGTATCCGGATAGTATGCGTGTGATGATCAAGGCAGGCAACCCGGTCTCGCCGCGTTGGCCGGCCTCTCCTTTCGCCCCGGTGGCGCCGGTCGCTCCGGTGGCCCCGGTCGGGCCTTGCGGTCCTTGCACTCCCTGCTTGCCTTGCGGTCCGGTGTCGCCCTTGGGGCCTTTGACGTTGCCGAGCAGAATCTTCGTCATGCGTGCTCCTTATTTTCCGTCGTTGATCGTGTAGTACAGGTCGCCCGTCGTCGGATCGTAGGAGACGGGAGCTTCTGACGCGGTGGCCGTGTCCGCGTATACGGCGTACAGGTCTCCGTTCGGATCGACCTGGAGCGTGAAGAATCCTGATGCGGGTGCCGTCACGCCGCTGGCGCCCTGCGGACCGGACGGCCCCTGTGGACCCTGCAGTCCCTGAACGCCCTGCGCTCCTTGCTTGCCTTGCGGGCCGGTGGCCCCGGTAGCTCCAGTAGAACCGGTGGGGCCAATGGGACCGGTAGGACCAGTAGGCCCGGTGGGACCTGCTGGCCCGGCCGGCCCGATATCCCCTTTGTCTCCCTTGTCACCCTTCAGACCTTCAGGGCCTTGCGGACCAGTAGGCCCGGCGGCTCCAGTGGCTCCTTTGGGGCCTTGCGCACCGATGATGGATTGACGGGAAATCGTCTTTCCCGTGAATAGGCTGCCGGACTGTGAAACGCACTGCCAGACGATGCTGTATTTTCCGCCACCTGACAATGCGGTCGAATATTCGTTGGCGAGTGGTGTTCGGTTCAACCACTCGCTCACGTTCCCCGTGAAAGTGGATCCCACCGGATATTCGCCGACGAGGGATTTCTTCATCACGAGCGCCGGAAGGCCGACGTCGCCTTTAGCTCCCTGAACGCCCTGCGCTCCTTGCTTGCCTTGCGGGCCGGTGGCCCCGGTATCGCCCTTGTCACCTTTGGGGCCTTTGATGTTGCCGATCAATAGTCGCGCCATGTGTCACCTTTCCGGGATGTCCACGTACAGGTTCCCGCTCTCGGAGTCCCAGACGAACGAGGGTGGGTTCGTGTTGTCCGGATAGTTCACGTACAGGTCGCCGTCGCCTTCCATGCTGAGCGTGAAGAAGCCGTTCGAGGGGGCGGATACGCCGCTGTCGCCCTTGTCACCCTTCTCCCCTTGCGGGCCCTGGATGCCTTGGGAACCTTGGATGCCTTGTCTGCCCTGGGGGCCGGTCGCTCCCTGTGGACCCGTGGGACCCTGCGGACCTGTGGAACCCGTCGGGCCTTGCGGTCCCGCCGCGCCGATCGCGCCGGCATCACCCTTATCGCCTTTCTCGCCGCGTATCCCCTGCAGTCCCTGCGGGCCTTCGGGACCGGCGACGCCTTGCGGCCCTCGCTCCCCGGTCGCTCCTTTCTCTCCCCGAGGACCGGTGGGTCCGGTCGCTCCGGTGGCCCCCTGTGGTCCTGTGTCGCCCTTGTCGCCCTTCTCCCCTTGCGGACCCTGGTCGCCTTTCGGAAGCCCCAAATTCAAGGTTTTGTCGCTGCCGGCGCCCGTGAGCGACGCGCTTGCCTGTGCGCCGGGGGCGAGCGTGTCCACCGAACCGATTTTCAGGCCGGTGATGTAGTCGCCTTTCGGCTGTTTACCCGACAATGCGTTGTTGAGCGAGTCGATGTCGTTTCTGGTCACGTCGGCGCTGAACGTCCAGGCGTCGAGTTTGAGGCCGGCTCCAGCGTAGTAGGCGTGGCCACCATCCCCGATGGAGGATTCTCCGCTGTTGCCGCCGGCGCTGGCACCTCCGGATTCGTAGGTGACGGTGAGCACGCCTCCCGAAACCTTGACGATCTTCTTGGAGATCTCGGCAGTGACGACGAGGCCCGTGTTGTTGTCACGGCCCGTGACCAGGTCGCCGACGTCCGCGTCGATGCCGTCGGGAATGTCCACGTCGATGGTGCTGGTGTTCCGAAGTTCCTGGAATTTCTGCCTGCCCTTGTCCTCGAGCTCGTCGGCTTCGGCGTTGGACAACTCGTATGTGGCGGTGCGTTCGTCAAGGCCTTTGAGGGTCTGCGTGTGGCTGAACGTGCCGTTCGCGTCGGCGTACCAGTGGATGACGGTACGGTCCTTGAGTTCGCCCTTGCCCAGGCAGATGAGATGGTTGATCGGGTGCGCCGCCTGTTTGGCGGTGAAGTCGATGAGGTCCGAGTCGATGCTGTCGCCGATCGTGCGGACGGGCATGGCGCTCATGGCCACCTTGTCGCCGTCATTACGCAACCGGAGTTTGAGTCCGCTTGCCCTGAGCATCTTGACCAGACCGCTGTACAGGTCCACGTACCGGTCGAACTGGCAGGTGGTCTTGTGGTCGGCGCTTTCGTCGGTGACGGTGAACAGGCCTTGCAATCCCGCACGGCTGACGAGCGTGCGCATGATGACGGGAATCGTGCCGGACAGAGTGAGGTAATCGTTGTTCCCGTCCGGTTCGATGATCTTCGAGGCGAGCACTCCATGCCAGTCGCGGCCATGCCATGTGACGGTGGACAGGCCTCCGTCCACGTCGACATCCGTGTCGTCGATGATGCCGCCGTACTCGGTGCCGTCGATCATGATGCGGCTCCCCGCCTTGAGCGCGGCGTCTTCGACCTGCAGGTCGAAGTCGTTCTCCCCGCTACCGAACGCGAGGTCGAGCGTGTATGAGGCGTGGCTCGCCACGGGTTTGCCTGTGGCGTCGGTGACGATCAGGTCCATGGCGGTTCGCTCCTTTCCTCGCAGACCGTCAAGTCGAATTGGAATCCTCCCGGCCAGCTGATCGGCTGTGTTCCGGGCGCGAGCGGTTGGAACACGTACCGGCCGGAATCCTTGCCCGACCCTCGCACGGCCTGCGCGAAGCAGTTTGTGGCGAGACCTGTGCCGCTGACCATGGTGACGGTCCTGACATCGCCGGTGCCGTCGATTTCCAGACGCGAGCCGGATGGCACGGTCACGTCGACCTCGTACCGGTTGTTTCCGATGATGACGTACGGTTGCGCGCATGGTCCGAATATCGTGAGCTTGACCGGCTGCGGGATGGACGTGTCGTTGACGATCTCGGCACCCAATGCCATGCCGGCGAAATCATGCGGATAATCATATGGATAGTCAAGGTCGGCGGTTCCGGAATCGTATCGCGGCGTGAAATGCGTCATGGTCGGACGGCGCCACACGCCATCGGCCAGCACGATGGTCAACTGCGTCTCGACCATCGTGGGCGTGATGGATTGCGGTTCGCTTTTCGTGATCCACGCTTTGGCTTCCCATTCGCCGTCGGCCACGAGCGTGCCCGGGTTCCCGGATGCCATGTCGGCGTCCGCGAGGCGGCGCAGTAGGTCGAGCGTGGCCGGAGAATCGTGGATCTTCACGGTGACTGTCGCCTCGCGTGCCTTGCGGGTGATGCCCGTCATGCCACGTGAGGCGAGGCTGTAGTCCCAGACGCGGGCGCGCAGTCCCGTGAGCGTCTCGCCGTACAGCGGCCCCTCGAAGCCGATGCGCTCACCTGTGGCCGCGCACACGTATTCAAGCGATTGCACTTCTCACCTTCCTTGCGAAGTCGCGGTCCCCTATCGTCGGCGTGTACCTGGCGATGATCGATCCGAGGTCGTCGTGCAACGATTCGACGGCCGTGATGAGTTCCCGCAGATCGCCGTCGCCGGCATTGGCGCCGGTGCCGGCCGTGACGTTCAGCCTGCCGGTCTTCGACCAGTCCGCGTCGGAGAGGCTCATCGTGGAGACGAGCGAATCCATGGAACGGCTGACCACATGCGCGGAATCGTCGATGCCCAATGCCATGCCACGTCCGACCATCACGCCGACCTCGTCGCGGAACACACGCGACGGGGAATGGATGCCCAAAGCGTTCTTGGCCTTGTCCACCAAGCCCGACAACGCGTTGGTGATGCTGGAATACAACGAGCCGACCATTCCTGTGATGCCGTTGATCAATCCCTGGATGATGTTGCGTCCCGCGCTGACGAGCCAGCTTCCCGCGCCGGACACCGCGCTCCGGACGGTTCCGCCGATCCCGCTCACGACGCTCCCGACACGGCCAACCATGTTGCTTACGGTGCCGACGATGCCGCCCCAGACGCTCGACACAATGCTTCCGACGCCATTCCACAACGCGGCCCACACGCTCCGGATTGTCGAGCATGCGGCGGATACCACTCCGCTGACCATGCCGATGCCGGCGGAGACGACGCCTTGGATGCCGCCCCACACTGCCGACACGATGCCCTGGATGGCCGACCACGCGGCGCTCCAGTTCCCGTTGACGACCGCGAGCGCCAGTTGGATGATGCCTTGGATGACGGCGAGTGCGGTGCTGATGACTGTGGCGATGATGGTCCATGCGCCTTGTACGACGGTGGATATGGTGTTCCAGAGTCCGTTCCAGACCGTGCTGATGATTGTGACGGCGGTTTGGAAGATGGTTTGGATGTTCTGTATTCCTGCTTGCAGGAGTGGTGTGATGGTGGTGATGAATGTTTGGATGCCGGTGATGATCGCGGTGAGCGCGGTCATGATGATGGGGCCGATCGTGTTCCAGACGTTTTGGAGGACGGTGGTGATGAGTGTCCATCCGGTTTGCCAGATTTGTTGGATTTGGCTCATGGTCTGGGTGATGAATATGGCGATGGCTTGCAGGATTGGCTGGCATGCGGTGCTGATCTGGTTCCAGATTCCCATGAACCATGTGGCGAAGCTGTTCCAGAGTCGTTTGCCCGTTTCGGTTTGGGTGAAGAACCATGTCAGCGCGGCCACGACCGCGCCGATGGCCACGACAAGCATGCCGATCGGATTCGCATCCAAGGCAGCGCTGAATGCCAGCTGCACGGCGGTAGCAGCCTTGGTCACCGCGCTCCACGCCGATTGAGCTGCCTTGACAATATTGAACGAGCCGGCGAGTTGCTTCAGTGCTCCAGCCGCGCTTCCCGCGTCGGAGATCTTGCCAATCAAATCGAACGTGGCCGTAGCGGTCTTCTCCACACCGGAGGCAGTCGCGGAAATGGCCTTCAGTCCACCGGAAACTGTCTTCAGCCCGGCCGAGACGATATCCCAGCCTTTGACCGCGAGCAATGCAATGGTGATGGCTTTCAACGCGCCGGATACCAGTGCGCCGTTCTGCTGCGCCCACTGTCCGACCGACTGCAGCCAGCCTCCCACCGTCATGAGCACGCCGGTCAAAGTGTTCAACAGTCCGGCGAAGCTCTGCGCCGCGGAACTGGCGGTGCGCGCGCTGTCGTTGAAGCCGAAGGCCTGCGAGACCGCGGCCGCCAATACGGAAACCAGCGAGCCCAATCCGGAGATGACGCCGGTCAGGCTTTCAAGGAACGGCTGCAACGCGCCCGTCTCGATGAACGTGTTGACGAACGTCTTCGCCCATCCCGCCGCGTTCGACAACGCCTGCGCGACCGAAGCGACCACTCCCGCGAGCGCGCCGGCGGTTGTGGAGAACATTGTGGCGGCTTCGCCGCCATTGTTGAGTCCGCCTATGAGTGATGTGATTGCGTTCCAGAGGCCAGTGAGTTGGCTTTTGAGGCTGGCCGTCGCCGAGGCGAGCATCTGGAAGCCGGGGATGTTGGAGATCGTGTCGCCAAGGTTTTTGAGTTTCGCCTGTGTGGCGGGTATCGCGTTCTCGAGACCTTGTTGGAGTGCCGCTCCGACTTTTTGCAGGGTTGGTGTGACGGCTGCGGTGAATGTATCGATGAGTGGGATGGCTTGGTTGAACAGGCCGCGTAAGCCGTCGAGGACTGGTGTGGCGGCTGTTTCTCCGAGTCGGCTCAACGCGGCTTTCACGTTGGCCAGGGCGCCGGTGAATGTGGTGCCTGCGGATAGTGCGGCGCCGCCTAGGCCTTCCTGCATGGCGTCGGCGAAGGTTTGGAAGTCGATTTTGCCGTCCGAGACCATGTCGGACACTTCGGCGCTGGTCTTGTTCAGATGCTTGCCGAGCATTTGGAGGACTGGGATGCCGCTCGACATGAGCTGGAGCATGTCGTCGCCCTGGAGTTTGCCTCGGGCGGCGACGGAACCGAAGATCATGCCGATGTCAGTGAGGCTTCTGCCGCTGATCTGCGCGGTGTCGGCCACGGTCTTGAGGATCTTGGTGAGCTGGTCGCCTTCCTTGATGCCGGAGGCGGACAGGCTGGCCGCGACGGTCGCGGCGTCGCCCAATCCGAACGCGGTGCCCTTGACGGATGCGAGCGCGTCGTTCATGATTTCGGTGACGCTCGCGCTGTCGTGGCCGAGGCCTTTGAGTTTGGCTTGCGCGTTCTCGATGTTGAGGGCGCGGGTGAAGCCGCCTTTGGCGGCCAATGCGGTGATGCCGCCGGCGAGGGTGGCGATCGCGCCTGTGCCGACCTTGCCGATTTTGCCGAATGCTCCGCCGATCTTCGAGATGAGGGTGCTGGAGCTTTTCTTGGAGGCTTTGTTGACGGCGTCGCCGATGTCGCCTTCGATGCTTTTGCCGAATCCTTTGCCGGATGGTTCGACGTGGACGTATGCGACGCCTATGTCCTGTGCTGCCATCGTGTTTCCTTATTCGTAGGTTGGGATTCCGATGGCGGTCGGAGTCAGAGGTCGTCGTTGATGTGGAAGTAGGCTTTGAGCCGTTCCCTGTCCTCGCGTTGACGGCGGGTGAGGTTGTGCGTCGGGGTTGGCGGGCGGAGCGGGTCGTGCTCGTGGTCGAACCATGGGCGTTTGCGTTGTCCGGACAGCGTCCAGACCGCCTGTTCGGCTCCGTCGGGCGCGTAGACGGCGTTCTGCAACGCCATCCACGAGTGGCTCGTATGGTCTTTGAGGATTTCGCGGGTCAACGCCCAGGCGAGTCCCCAATCGACTCGTGGACGTTGGCCTTCAACCCATTCCCGGAAGCGTACGGGCCTGTAGATCTGCCCGTACGCTCGGATCCAGTCGTAGGCTAGTGCCGCGCGATTGTTGTTCCAGAGGTGGGCGAGGTAAACGCTTTTGGGTCCAGTCCGGATTCCTCGGCCCACGCCTTGATGGTCGCGGTGAGGTAGGCCATCGGACGTTTGGTCTTGCGCAGCACGTTCCAGAAGTTCGGCTGCATCGTCTGGAAGTAGGCGAGGAACGTGCTCACGCAGGCCGTGGTTTCCTCGTCGGACAATGCGGGCTTGCTTTTGATCAGGAGGATGGCCTGGACGAGTTCGATGGGCAGTTCCGCGTTGTTGAGGTTCGGCAGGTCGAGTTTGACGCCGGCGACCTCGAGGTGCACGTCGGGTTTGAGCTCTTCCGCTTCGGTCAGGTCTACGTCCACGACATGGTATTCTTTGTCGCTCATGTTGGCTCCGTTCTAATGGTTGGCGGTTGAATGGGTGTCCCGTGCGGCCGACCGCCATCGGCCGCACGGGAAGAATCAATGGGTCACTTGGCGTCTTCAGTGACGAGGCCCCATGCGTGGAACTGTTCGCCGTTGGTGCCCTTGAGCATCTTGAACGTCATGCTGAAGTTCATGATCTCGCTGGATTTCAGGCTCACGTCGTCACGGTCGCTCACCTTCGCGTTGGTGCCGTACAGGAGGAACGGACGGTCCTGCTGGTCGAGCGCGACCAGCACGAGGATCCACTCCTTCTTCAATCCGGCGCCCTTGATGCTGATGCCGCCGTCCGAATCGACGTCCACGTCGAAGTAGGCCGACACCACATCCTTGCGGCCCTCCATGGCGGCGAGCTGCAGGGTCCAGTAGCCCGGATCCGTGTCGGACAGCACGATGTCGCCGTTGTGGGCCTTGTAGTCGGTGCTGTCGCCCGGTTCCGGATGCAGTACGGCGCCGTCCTCCGTGGAGTAGCCGATCGGCTTCTTGCTTGCCGGCGGGGTCCAGGCCACTCCGGTCGGAGCCACGAACGTGCTGTCGCCTTTGGGGAACAGGAACAGCGCGTAGTTCTTGATCAGGCGCACGTTGCCTGCGGTGTTGCCGCTGGACACGTACCCGTAGTCGGTCGCGCCCTGCGCGGCGACGGTGGTTTTTTCGTTGTTGTCAGACATTCGTCTGCACCTTTCCGTTCTTCGCGTGTGGCGGCACGTTGTCTTTGGTTGTGTTTCAGTTGACGGTGACCTCGAGCAGGAGCACGCCGTACGCGCACACCAGCCTCTTGTCCTCGTCCGTCATGCGTACCGGCCCGGATTCGAGTGACGCGTCGATGAGCGGCGCGACGTTTCCGAGCCCGATGATCTCCCTCGCGATGTCGGCCCACAGGCGTGCGGCCTTGTCCCAGTCGCCCGTATGGTCCTCTCTCATGCATCGCACGCTCAACCGCAGCCGCACGTACTGCGAGATTGGAGTGCTCATGCCCTGCATGGAGTCGGCCAGAGTGGCTTCGGTGAAGGGCGGTTCGAGGTCGGCTCGTTCGATGGTGTCGAACGTCACGTCCGGGAACAGTGTCCTCAGTTTGGGCAGGAGCAGCGGCTCCGTGCGGCGGGGAGTGACCGGGATGCTCATACGCGCATCCTTCCGAGCGTGTCCTCTAGCGTGCCGTGCGCCTTCTCCACCGGTGCCGGGCAGATGATCGCCACGCCGCTGCGGTTCTTGCCGTCATGGTCGCGGACCATGCAACGGTCATCCTCTACGGCGGCTTCGGCCGCGTCCCTCATGCGCGAGCGCAATGTCTCGTTTTTGAGGACCTGTTGGCTGAACGCCTTGCGGTTGAATACGAATCTGCATCGTTTGGCCATGCTTATCCTTCCCGTTCGCCCACGGTGATGACGTCGCCGATGTGGCGTCCGTGGAGGTTGTTCCACACTTGCGGTTTTCCTTTGACGGGCAGGAGGATGCCTCTGACTTTGATCAGGTCGGTGGCTTGGATGCCGGATGGTTGGCTACCGCGGATGTGGATCGTGTATTCGATGGTCCGTGGACTGGCGTTCTCCTCAACCTGGTCGATGGTGGAGGTCGGGGCGACCAAGGCCTGGAATGCGCCGACGCGGGCTGGCTTGCCTTGGATGGGGTTGCCGTCCGTGTCGGTGGTGGGCTGGCCGCGCCAGATTTCGATGGTTTCCACTAGGACGTCTCCCCCGTTGCCATGTCGACGCTGAACGCGCGTTGCGCGTTGATGCCGAGGATGCGTTTCTCGTCGTCGCGCAGCCAGAGGTCGCCGGTGGGCGCTCCGAAACTGTATTGTTCGCTGAAGCTGCCGGTGGTCTGGTTCATCTGCGTGATGCCGCCGGGAATGTCGTACGGGTCGGCCTGCATGATCCTGCGGACGATGTCGCAGGTGATCTTCGTCAACAGTCGTGGCCGTTCGTCGAGGAGCCGCCGCCAGTTCGGGGAGCGTTCCTTGATGTAGTCGGTCACGTCCGCGAGATGCGTGTCGGCTTTCTCGCGTTCCTCGTCGGTGAGCTTGTGCCATCTCCGTTCGAGATCGTCGGAGGTGGCGAACATGTCGGGTTCGTCCGTCATGGTCACTTCTTGTCCGGCAGTTTGACCGCCCCGGCGGATACGAGGCCGGCGATGATGTCGTCGAACTGTTTCGCCAACGTGTTGAACGCGGTGACGAGTTTGTCGAATTCGTCCTTGGTCGGAGTGTCCGCCGCGGCCTCGGCGATGTTGCTGTCGACGTTGCCGATCGCTTGTTCGGGCGCGTACTGCTTAATGCCGCCGAGGGTGTCCTCGCCGGCCGCCGGCAGCTCGTAGGCGCTGGATCCGGCGGAGAAGTCCGTGCCATCCTTGTTGACAAGGCTCACCTGCGCGTCCAACGGTCCGATCGTATGCTTCTTCTTACCTGACGGATTGACCACAAGGGTCTGGATGGGGAAACTCATCGTTCACCTCATTCCGTGGCCTTGAGTACGGCGAACGCCTTCGGATCGATGATCGCGAACGCGTACATCGCCTCGGTGCGGTATGCGATCTGGTTATGGGCCTTCAGGTCCACGCCGGTCTGGTCCGGATCGCCGTAGGCGATGATCTCGCTGGTCAGATCGCGGACCATGCCCCATTTGATGAGGCTGAAATCTCCCATGAACGCGAGCACCTTCGTCGGGGTCTTGGCCAGTCGGCCGTTGACGGTTCCGGAGGTCGCGGCGGTGATGCCGTCCAGGCTGCCGGCCTGCAGGTTCAGCGGGATCTCCGGGTAGAAGCGCATGCCGGTGGAGGGGACGCGCAGCTTGCGCAGGCGGGACGCCCAGGTCTTGGACAGGGCGACACCGTTGATGTCGTAGGAGTCGTTCAGCGCGTCGGCCAAAGCGTCCACGTTGCCGATCTCATCCTCGGTGGCGATCACCTGCACGGCGGACGTGCTCAATGGGTCGAATCCGGAGAGCGCCTCACCGGTCTTGGGGTTGATCGCATGGTAGATCACGTAGTCGAGGGCGCGGCCCAGTGCGGCTGCCTGATCGGCCTGGATGCTGCGGATGATCTGCAGCTGGTTGTCCTCGTCGGCCCACTGGAGTTCGCTGGTGACGCGGGTGGTGGTCTGCACCTTGAAGCGCTTCGCCACGACGGAGTCCACGGTCTGCTCGTAGCTGCTCTTGACCGCGCCTTCGGCCACTACCTCGGCTTCGCTCTTGCCGTTGAACACGAGGTAGTCGGCGTCGGAGAAGATCTGTGGCGTGCTGGGGCTCAGGGACGCGATGGTGCTGGTGTCCTTGGCCTTGTTCACGATTTCGGTGGCCACGCTCACGGGGAGCTTGATCTGGTCTGTTTTCATCGCCATGATGACTTGTCCTTTCGGATGGTTGGGTTATTCGCCTAGGAGCTGGTGGATGTACGAGAGCTCTTCGGCGTCCTTGTTGTTGTTCTGGTGCGATGGAGAGCCCGTCTGGTTCCTCACCTGAGGCGGCTTGGATGCCGGATGCAGCGCCGCGTGCAGGAGGTCCGCATGCGCCTCGAGTTCCTCCTTGGTTCCGCCGCGCAGCAGTTCGGCCGGAACGTCCTTGTCTTTGGCGACTTCGGACACCCATTCCGCGTGCTGCTTCTCGGCCGCGGCGTCGTCGATCTGCTTGCGCAGCGCCGCGTTCGATTCCTTGAGTTTGTCGATTTCGCTCTTTCCGGCGTTCTCCATCTCGTCGAGTTTCATGGCCTTGGACTTGAGCTCGTCGTAGTCCTTGTACTTGCCGCGCTCCTTGGCCAGTCGCTTCTCGACGATCTGGTCGACCTGTTCCTGGGTAAACGACCTCGGCTCACCGCCGTCGCCACCGTCATTGGAACCGCCCTCGTCGCCACCGCCGTCGATGAGACGGATGTGTGCCGGGAATCGGAATCTGATGGACATGCTGCTCTCCTTTGCTGTTTCCCGTGGATTCGAGTTCGACCGCGCCACGGTGCGCTGTATGGTCCTCCCACGCGATACGGCGCATGGTCGCCGCCAACCTGAATGGCTGGCCGAGTGGTGGATGCAGGATTCGCACCTGCGCGGCTGTGAAGCGCCCGAGTTACAGTCGGGTCCATTCGTCTGCTCTGGCAATCCACCGAAATCAATGGTTTTTGGTAAAATAGAAGTACCGGAGGTCCCGTGCAGACTTGAAATAATAGCCTATTCGTGCGGGAGTGCCTCCGGGTTTTTATTGCAGCTCGATTTCTCTCATCCCGTTGTTGTCCAATAGGAACAAACGTCTGATCTTGTTTTTCTTATGCAGCGCGTTATAGCGGGAAAGTTGCGTCACCAGTTTCTCCGGAGCCGAGTATCCAGTGAGATCCACAATGAATGCATCCTTCACGACACCATGCTGCTCGGCTTTGGATACCGCTTTTGAGATGTTCTTCGAAATGGATCCGTAGTCTGGGCGTTTTTGCCGAGATGACTTAACCTCGCACTCAAGGTCTTGCTCAATCCATTTCAAGTCATTCGTCGATTTGTGCCCCAAAGTATCGCGTGGAATCCATTCGTAATGCTGTCCGAGTGACTTGAAATGTTCCAGGAACACGATTTCATGCATCTCAAGGACGTCTGCGTCTACTGGGACGCCAAGCGCCTTCTGCCTTCCATCCCATCCTTTCTTGCTTAATGATTTCTCGTCGCGCATGCCGGTGAAATCATGTTCGACTTTGAAAGACGCACGTTTCTTCGGCATGATCCCGTCGCTCAATTGCTTAGGGAACTTATGACGCATAACGAATGTGACGGCATTCGCGTCGGCCGAATCCAACTTGATTCCGGCTTCCTCGGCGGAGGACTTCCAATTCTTTCCCAATGCGTTGCCGTTGATGGCTTGCACGGCCTGATCGTACATGGCTTTATACTTCGCTTGGTCATAGCCGAAGATCTTGTCCTTGCCCCAGCTGCACACGGGAATGCAACGGCATTTGCCGTTATGGAAAGAGCCGCCGAAGTCCGCGCTTTCCTCACTGGTGTATGCGAATCCTCGGCTGGCGAGCATCACGCAAAATGCACAAGGATTGGAGCCTCGTGGGACGCGTGCCCATCCAGGATGCGTCTCGTCGGCGTCGCGGTTGTTCTGCGTGGTCAATCGTACAGACCTGCTCATCATGTCGGCAATGAACTGCTGCCAGTCATCCACCGTCTTCAGGTCGGGCCAAAGGTCTTCAACAGTCAGCCCGTTGGCGTTGCCATGCTTCAAATTAGTGTAGTTATGCCCATTCCAATCGGTTCCAGTGAAACCGCCTACCTGACGGTATAGCACTTCATATTCGTCGCAAGTAGATGAGACGTAGGGCGGCATTTTGATGCCGGCGTATTTCTGCCACAGGTTCCTGGTGTCAGTGTAGTACCTGCGTGATCGTTCGGACGCATCGCGGGTGTACCTGAGCACTATGTCTTGTCGTTCCAACGGTTTCGCGGATTCCATCGCGTCGGTGGCGTCGTCTGTCAGATTCTCAAGATCAGTCTCGTAATCCCTATGCAGTTTCTCCAGTTTCTGACGAAGCTGCGCTTTCGCCGGTTCCGGCAGATCCAGATTGTTCAGATCCATCCGTCACCTCCGAGGACGCCGCGCTTCTGTCCATGAGCTGGTCGATGCGTTGTTCCGATTTCTGCCGTTGCTGGTCGGCGCGTAGGCGGGTGATTTCCTCGCGGGTCAGGCCGAGACGTTCGAGTCCGACATCGGAGTCGGCGTAGCCGGTGATCTTGTCGGCGATCTTCGTGAACGCGTCGGCGCGCGCCGCGTCGGAGATTTCCCTTGTGGGCGCCCATACCGGATGCACGTCGCGCATGGAGTCGGGTATCGTGTTCGCGCCTTCGCGCAATGCCACGGCGATGCCCATGGCCCGTTTGAGTTCCCGTCCGAAGGCCACGTTCTGCTTGTCGGCGATGCGCGTCAACCGTCGTTCGGCGGATGCCATGGCCTCGGCGCTGGTCGGATTGTCCAACGTGATGCCCAGATAGTCGACCGGCACTCGGGTCTGCGAGGCGACGAGCATGGCCAAGGTCTTGAGCATGTCCGAATGGGGCGTCATGGACGCCTGCTGCACCTGATGCAGTTGGGGAAGCTCTCCGTTCTCGTCCGCGGTGATCGCGTTGATCGCCTGGATGAGACTCGTCCATGTGTTGCTGCTGAACGCGTCCCTGTTCGCTCCGATGAACCAGAGTTTCGGAACGGAATAGAATTCGGCCGACGCCTCCATGCGGACCACGGTGCGGAATCCGGCGTCGACGAGGCTCATGAGCGAACGGCTGATGCGGCTGTGGCCGAATGGCCGGTCCATCTGCCTGTCGTAGGCGAGCGCGACGGCAGTCGGCTGGTCGAAGTTCGTTTCGATTTTCTCCGCCCGCCATGGGGTCAGGTGGCCGGAGCATTCGTAGACCTTGCCGGGGAGCCACACGTTGAACGCGCAGATTCGTCCGTCCTTGTCGTCCTCGGTGATGGTCAATGCCGCGGCCAGACGGTGGTTGCGTCGGTCCCAGATTCCAGCGGACCAGTCGGCGGAGCGTGGGATCATGCTGATCCGGTCCGGATTCTCCGGGTCTGCGGCGATGGTCAGGAAGCTGCATGAGTGCTTGTAAGCGGATACGATCAGTTCTGACGTGGCCACGTCCAATTGGTTGTCCTCGAACAGGTCGTTGACGCCCATCGTGTCGTCGCCGGATACGCTGAACCCTTCCAGGTCGCTCAGGTCGCTCAATGATCGGACGGCCAGTTCGGGCCATCCGATCATCGCCTCGACCTTGTTTTTGATCTGGTCGGGGATGGAGATTCCGAAGTCTTTGAATCGTTCCTTGCAGTCGTAGTAGGCTCCGCGGATCAGGTTGCGTGGGTATTTCTCACGCCACACGCGCAACAGTTCGTGGATGATGGGCATGTCCTCGTCGTCGACGCCGAGGATGGTGCCGACGTTTCCGCTTGCGGTGTCGAGGTAGCTGCTGCCGGTGAATTTCGGAGCGACACTTACCGTTGTGCCGTCGGCCATGTAGAACACCATCAGAACATCACCTCCTGTCGTCTTCCCGGATGTCGTTTCGTCGTGAACGCCCCATACAGGGCGAGAGTGGTGGACACGAGCGGCGTGATGTCGACATCGCTGCCGAGTTTGTTCCAGGCGATCGCGCCGGACTGTCCAAGAGGCCGCGTGGTGGCGCCCTTGACGGCTGCGGCCAGCTGCGGCTGGTATTCGTCCCGTGGATGCTTGAGCGTTCCGGCCTTGAGCATGTCGAGGAAGCGTCCGCACGCGCGGCCCATCTCCTGCATGTTCGTCACCGTGACCCTCACATGCGCCTTCTTCAGTTCGGGCAGCAGGCTCATAGCGGGCGACTGCGCGTCGATGACCACGCTGGCGGTCTTCGGCCAATGTTCGGCGAGCCAGTCCACGGCCCACATGGTTCCCGCCTGCCGTGCGTCCTTGATGTTCGCCATCTGGATGACGGCCGAACCGTCCGCGTACCGTAGCGCGGCTCCGATGGTCAGCACGCTCCTGTCCGGAGGCATGTCGATGCCGAAGCTCACGGTTCCCCCATCAGGCACGTCGTCGATGGCCGCGGCCTGCCACAGGTCCGGGCTGATGGCGTACGCGGTGGCGGTCTCATCCCATATGCCAAGCGCCTCGCGACGGAATGAATCTTCCGACAGGTTGTTGCGCATGCGCATGATTGCCTGTTCGCTTGTACGTTTCGGATAGCTGGGATTCGCTTTAGCCCACTGTTCGCGGTCGTCCGGATCCGCATCCTTGTCGGCGGCGAGCTCCACGTAGAGGAGGTTCCCGTCATGGTTCAACGCGTGCATGCGCTTCTCCGTGAACGCCTCGCACTGGTCTCCCGGCTTGGGTGGATTGCCCATATACACGACCAGGGGATTAGGACTCGTGTTCAAAACCGGAATCATATTGTCCATCGCGCGCACTGTGAGGATCTGCGCTTCGTCGAACACGGCCACGTCCACGCTGTGCAATCCTCGGCCGAAGCCGTTTTCGCGGGCGCCGAACATGATGCGGCTGCCGGACGTGAACGTGATCTCCTGTTGGCCGTTTGCTCTGCGGATGCGTTCCACGTACCGGCCGAGCACTGGATTGTGCTCCATCTCGCACATGTCCGCGAATGTCTCGTCGCTGGTGCGCGTATGGTGGGCGGTCCAGATGGCTTTCAGGTTCGGTGTGAGTATCGCCTTGAGGAACAACGCGGTGCCGACGGTGAAGGTCTTGCCGATCTGCCTGCAGCTGGACAGCACGGCGCCGTCCGCGCCACACGCATACTTGCCTTCCGCGTTCTTGGCGAACAGAAGCCACAAGAAGCCCTGCTGCCACAAGTCGAAACGGATGCCGGCCTTACGCGCGGCTTTGTTGATTCGAGTGAACTCGCTGCCGACGATGCCTTCCGGCTGGCGGAGGACCTTGGCGATTTCAGACAATCGACGCTCCGACATCGTCCGTCACCTCGTCTTCCTCATCGTCCAGCAGGTCGGTCAGACCGCCGCCTTGGAGCGATTCGATGCGTTCGCATACGTCGATGAGCTGGCGGCTGATCGCGGGCAGCGCGTTCGCCGGCGTCGTGGGATCGGCCATGGCCTTGAGCAGCAGGTCACGGTTGTCTCGCAGTATGTCCAGCATGCTGCCGTCCATCATCCGTTCGAAGCTCCGCTGGTCGAGATCCTGCTCCGGCTTCTGTTTCGTTTCCATGGCTTTGACGGGCGGCTTACTGTTCCGGTCCTGTGCGGGCCTGTTCTTTTTCCGACGATAATCGGCTTTCTGGCGGCAGGACTTGGAACAGTACTTCTGAGGCCGCCCATGGCCGGAAGGCTGGAATTCCTTGCCGCAGAGTTCGCACTTCATCGGCGCTTCCCTCGCTTTCCGACCTTTCGTTGTTTCCCTGTTTCCGACGTTTGCATTCCGGGAGGGATATCGGCACTGCACCCGAGGCGACCGGGAGGGGGTATGACCGGGTACCCTGCCCTGGTATCGGGTCAGATGCCGAACGTTTTGAACGGCATCGAGCTTGGTTTGATGGTCTGCTTGCCGGCCAGCAGCGCTCGTGCGTGTTCGTCTGTCTTGTCGCTCTTCATCCTGTTGCAGATGCGGTGCGTGAGCCTGCAGTTAGTGAAGCTGTATGGATCACCGCCGCGTGAGACCGGTATGAGCTCATCCACTTCGGCGCTCATCGGATGTGGTGTCTTCAATGTCTTGTCGACTGGCTTGCCGCAGATGGCGCACACATCGTATGCGGCCAGCACTCTTTGCCTGAGCATGCGCCGCCGGTATCCGTTGCTGACCCGCTCGTTGCGTCGCTTGCTCATGGTTATTCCTTCGTATGAAGTCCTAGCATGGCCGACCACGTGTCGACTAGGGATTCCGTCATCTGCGGATATCCCCTCCCGAGGTTATTCATGGAGCGCCTTCGGCGGGAGTCGAACCCGCGCATACACGCGGCCGCAAGGAAGAGGATCCGAAGATCTGCGACCGGTGCGATCTGCCACTGATTCCTACGAAGGCATACGGACAGGCGGTTTGAGCATCACCGCATCACGGAAGCACGGGATTGGCTTGCCTGCCACATTGGGGTATGTCCACTCTGACGGGAGTGGGCGGAGCGTGTCCGATATGCCGTTCGGACAGGACGGGACTGCAACCCAGGGAGTTAGGAGAATCCATGGCGGATATGAAAAGGGTTCAAACCAAGTCACCTCGGTTTGAACCCTCTAATCCACTGACAATTCTGCGTTGCACTTTCGATTTTGTCAAATCGAATCGCGGCGCAGCACCTGCCGATGCACGTCCGAAAGCCTGTACAATGGCCGTCCCTTATCGTTCTCACCGGCCGGCTGAAGCCTGCCACGCTTACGCCACGAGCGAATCGTATTCGCATTGCACTGGAACCCGCATTCGCGCAGCAGCTCAGCACACTCCCCCGCCGTGAACGCCCTGCCCGATTCGATGCACTCCCGCAGGAAACCCAATCGCACATCGACCACGCGATAAGCGTTGCCACACACCGGACAATCAACGCTCACCGCGCCGACCTCCGCACTCAGCTCCACTCCACACAGAGGATTCAGGCACCTGCCGATGCCGTGCCTGGATGGTGGCACGTCGATGATGGCCAGCGTCTTGCGCACCAACCGCTCCCAGTCATGCCAGATCAAACCGATGTCCGGCAGTCGGTTCAACCGCTGGCATGACCAGCATGCCTTGAGCATGTCGACGATGGACGGGACCGCGATGCTTGTGGCCCATGGCATGGCCGGCGGCGCATACAATCGACACCACAACGCCGTCACCGCATCCTCGATCTCCTGCAGATGGTCAACGACCGAGAGTCTGATCGGCGTGGGCGCGGACTGCAGGTTGACACGTCCAGGCTGGTGGCCTCCGTAATGCGCCGTCGAATCCAGGAACTCGCGCAGGGCTTGGATCCATGACGGATAGTCGTGGATCCATCCCCTCAAAGTGTTCTCGCACTTGTCGCACATCGTGGCTTGGATACGGCACTCCCCGCCACACACACTACATGTTGTGGTTGCTTCCCGTTTTTCGCCCATATGTTGCGATTCTAGCATTTCGGCCATCCTGAATCGAACATTAGTTCCATTTCGGGTATTCCCGCCCACGGGTCCGGATTGTCGGGATCCGGCCGCATCGTCGGGAACCCCTCAAGGGTCGAATAGTGGAATTCACTTCCGCTCATGTCGGCGGGTTTGACGCTGATGGGCATGAGCCCGCATTCATGCGCGCCGAGATACATTCCGTCCGGGCTGATGCCGAGCGGTCCCGCGACCGTCTCCAATCTGATCGTGTCCGTCTGCGCGATGCGGCGGATCCGGATGAGCTGCCGGCCGAGGATGATCGCGGTGACCAGGTCGTCGCCGGCGATGATGCCGGCGTCCCATGACTGCCAGACCACGTCACGTTCGCTGAAGATCCACCGTCCGCATGAGCAGACGGCCGGCACGAGGTGCGCCGGATTGCCCGGCGGCGCGAGCCGGCGCATCCACAATGGTGGTTTACGACTCATCCCGCCACCAGTCGACGAGGTCGGTGATCTTCCAAGCTGTTTCGAAAAGCATCAGCATGACGAATCCCAGGATGAGCCCGGACACCTCATCGAGAAGACCACCAAGTTTTCGGATGATTCCCATCATGATTCCTACCCTTATCCGAGGCTTCGTTTGATCGATTTCCAGATCTTGTCGAGTTCGCCGTCCGGCAGACCGCTCACACGGCCACGCTGGAACAGATCGGCCTGGATCTGCCGTTCGTTCTCCGGATGATTCTTCAGCCTTCCGTACGCCCAGGCGTGCAATGTGCTGTTGCGTTGGCCTTCCGGCACCGGGCTCATGTCCGGCACGCCATGCGATCGGGACGCGGCCGGCCTGTCGGCCATGACATCGTCCAGGCTCAACGACGGAGCCTCCTGCTTTGGCTCGTTCGTGTATCCGAAATCCTTGAGCATGCGCATGACCGCATCACTCGCCTCCGGCACCACGCCCGCCGGCAGATCAACCAGCTCATACCGGTTCCCATCGATGACACTGCCCGGACCAATCACATAGCCCTTGTTGCTGACGCGCAGGTCAATTGGCAGATTCTGCTCATGCACAGCGTTCTTCAGCAAGCTCACATCCATGCCTGCCGGCATGCGATAATACAAGTGCACGCCATGCGGAGTCCTGGTCACCAACGTGGCCGGCAACGCCTGGGAACCGTAATCGCCAGCCAACGCCTGCAGACACTGCCACCCATCAGGACCATCAGCCTCAGAAGGCTTGTCACAATCGATGACGAAACAGTCGCCAAGCGGAATGACGGCATAACGAGTCATCTTGTCGGTGATGAAAGTCGAATCCGTGTGGCTCTCGTCCGACGGATTCAACCGCTTCCACGACAGCGACACCTTCCCATCGACCGGACCACCAGTCTTTCGCGCCTTGCCCTCGCATGGCGCGAAACCGACATTGCCAGCCAACGCGGATTCGACGATGCCGGCCAGATCCTGACAATCGCCCACATCATCCAACGGGAGCAGACTGTCACGAGACGGCTTCGACAATGCCGTCTGCCACCAAGTGTCGGCTGGCTCCGTCTCGTTGTCGAGAGCGGCCTTGCGGTACGCGTCGAAACGGTCACGGTTAACGACGCGGACGACGCGCGGCTGTCCCTTGCCAGGCAATGCCCTGGAACGCGCGTTCTCCAATCCGAGCACGTCCATAAGGGATTGCGGAATGGTCGTGTGGAATTCCTTACGGTAGTCGCCTTTCACGGCAACCGGGTCACCATACTGCTCTTCGTTCGACGCGATCTCGCTGATCAGCCAAAACATCTCATCCGAGATGTTGCGGGCAGGACTCAGATTCACGATCTCCGGCTCGTCCGACCTCTCCCACAGACGGCACGACAGGACGAAGAACGCTGCGGGATGCCGATGGCAGAAACCCTCGATCGCATGATACTGGTCATACGATCGACCCTTCGACTGGTGGAATTCGACCTTGATGAAACGGCGCGAGTCCGAATTCTCGCTGGAATCGGCGAACTGCATGTTCGTCAGGTACAGCATCGTCGCGGTCGGCATGACGACACGATACCTGCCTCCCGTCACTCGCGCGTTCATTTGCGAACCGGTCGACAATGCTCGCAGCAGGGGGAGCATGTCTTCGGTGACCGCGCACGCCTCATCGTCATAGGCGAACGCCTTGCCGTCCATCTCATCGTTCATCGATTCGCGGCCAAGCGTATAGCCGCCGCCAGCGCAATAGCCTTGCACACTGAAGCCGGGAAACACCTTGCCGACACCCAACACGCCAAGCAACGCCTGACGGGCGATCAGCGTCTTGCCATCACCACCGTGGCCGGACAGCACGTAGGAAAGCTGCTTGAACGGTTCCAGCCACGGAGTCGCGAACATGCGGCACAGGTTCGCATAGGACTTTTCGTCGACGGTCAGCCATCTGAGGATGCGTTCCGCGTCCTTCAACGCCTGATTGCCCATGCCAACGGGAGTGAACGTCTGTGTGACGGCGATATCCGGCTCGTCCCGCAGGCAAACGACTTTGCCGTTGCGGCGCACCCATACGCATGGGTCGCAGCGTACTCCGCGTTCGACTTGTTCGAACCATTGGCTTCGCTTTGCCTCGCGTAGAATCGTGGCCGAATAGAGCGGATTGCGGTCGCTGCTGCGCGCGTTGCCGCCGATATGGTATTCGTCCTCGATGTTTTTGACTGGATGCCAGCTGTTGAGCAGCAGTCGTTCGCCTTCGTGGTCGCCCATGTCTGGGTCGCGGCGCCAGAGCCTGTCCTGTGACGGACAGTAGCGCAAATGGCCTTCGCGGAGTTCCCATATGGCTTTCTGGTAGCCCGCCGCGACGACGGGCTCTTTTTTTGCGGTGGTCTTCCTCGGTGCCGCCTTGGCAGACGAGTTGGAGATTGCGGCCGTCGATGGTCGTGACGATCGTGCGGTCGTTCGCTGGCGTGAACGTGAGTTCGAGCAGATGAAAGATTCCTGCGAATCGTGCGGGCAGGCTCTCGGTAAGAATGGGCTCGTATTTGCGGTAGTCTTTCATTTTTCACCTCCTTGTTTGCCGCGTGCCATCGAGTGTGCCGTTCCACGCCCTATACACACAACACAAAAACAACAAAATAAATACATATATAAGAAACAACGGAACATTGGAATAGTTGTATATATATGTTTGGTTTGGTTGGAATTCCAACGATTCCACTGTGCCAAAGTTTTGGCACAGAATGGCACATGTGCCGTTTTTCTGATGATGTGAGCTGTTCCCTATGCCACCCTGTGCCTTTTCAGAGATTTCCTCTCGAAGAGATTCATCATGTTCGGGGCAGCGTCCGTCGCAGCCGCGACAGGCGTGGCGGACGCTGTAGTCAAATTCGACGGTTTTAGAATTCAGGCTCTCGTCCACTGCCTGCGCCGAGCGCGTTGATGACCTGGTCGACCGGCTTGCCGAGGAGTCCTGCGATCTCCTGCGCGGTCTTTCCCGCAGCGGCGAGCTGGCTTATGGTCTGCCTGTCGCTCGCGGTCAATTCGTTTGGCTGTCCGATGGTGGCCGGCTGGCCGTAAGCGGACTGTTGTGGCTGCTGTGGCGCATACTGCTTTTGTCCTGCCTGCGGGTCGTTCATCGCCGCGTTCAGATCGGACTGTTTCTTCGGCGTGACGACGTAGTCGTAGATTTTCGCGTCGTTGTAGCCGCGGGTCTTGGCGGGCTGGGTGCGGGCGAAAGTGGCTTTCAAGTGGTCTCCGACGTTCGGATGGTCGCCGACTCCGGCCTGACGGCATGCGAGACGCAATTGGCCGATGTTGTAGCCTTTTACGTACACGCCTCGAATGCCGGAGTCTCCGACGCGATTTGGGTCTTGCAGTGTGGTCTGCAGGTGGATGACGACCTGCGGCTTCGGCTTGCCGTTGGGATAGTAGAGGGGTTCGCCGGTGGTGAAGTCGGTCTGCTGTTCCGCGCGGATTTCGACGATCTCGCCTTCCACGCTGGTGCCGATCGGATCGTCCTTGCTGAACGCGCTGGGCGCGCCGCCCTGCATCACGTCGTCAAGGCTTAACGATTCGGCGGACTGCTGCTGCGCCTGTTGTGGCCGGTAGCTGGCTCCGCCTTGCTGAGTGAATCCGCCACCATAGTTTTGCGTTCCGAACATTGTGTTTTTTACCTTTCTGTTTTCCTGTAGGTGGATTCCAGCAGGCCGATGGCCTGCCGCCATTTGTCCGGCAATGCCGGATATTGGTTTTCGTTGAGTTCGGATAGTTGTCCGAGCTGGTCGTCCGGCCAGCTGCCGCATTGGAAGCAGTGGGTCGGACTGGTTGGCAGAGCGTGTATCCACGCGTCGCGCATTTCGGTTCCATCCTCTTGTTCGATGAGGTCGAGGAGGTTGGCGATGAGTTGCGCGCGGCTGAGCGCCCACCGTCCGGGTTTCGGGTCGAAGTCGAATTCGATCGGCAGTGCGTCGGCCAGGCTGACGCTGTTCCTGGGCAGGAAGTAGATGGCGTTCCTTTTGCAGGGTTCTCCGTCGTTTTCCAATCCGATGCCGTACAGGCTCGCCTGGATGCGATATTGTTGGCTTGGACCGTTGGCTTTGACGTTGCGAATTGTGGTGGGGCCGGTGATTTTCCAGTCGATGGTCGTGTTGTTTTCCGCGTCGTACAGGTCGATGCTGCCGTGGATGAGCTGATAGCCGTGGAGTCCGTGGATGCTGCCCACGTCGACGTGTCTTTCGGCTTCGAAGCGTTTCACGGCCCATGGTTCTCCTCCATCGTCGTCCGGGACGGTGAATTCGTCCTTGCGCTTGTTGAACAGGTGTTCGAATCGTTCGTGGACGCATGTGCCGATGAATGGCAGCCATGCGGCCGACTGGCGTTTCTCCCATCCGGCGAGTCTGGCGGCGAGGCAGTGGAGGCAGTCGGTGCCGAGTTCGCTTGGCCCGATCTCCTTTTGCAGGCTGCGTGGCTGGTTGGCGATGTGCGCCTCGATGATCAGGCGGATTTCCTTCCATTCGTCCGATTCCCGCGAAGCGGATGGTGTGGCATCGACGTGCGCGGTGCCCATGTTGGCGTTCATGACTGTTTCAAGGTCGAGTTGTGAGCTCATATCCCACCCTTCCGCATTCCTCGTCGAGACGGGCCCAGAGGAAAGCCGCCAAGTCCCCCGCCTCTTGTGTGTCGATGATGTAGGCTTCGTCCATGAATCCGGGCGCCTTGTCGTAATGGTCGAGCGTCTTGCTGAGCGCGCGGCCGACCGCCTCCTGGCTGATTGGAACGCGCGTCATTCGACCACCAGACTTGCCGCACCGGTCTTCACGCACCCGCGCAATGCTGGCTCGCCGACCTGGCTGACGATTTCGGACAATGCCTTCGGTTGGATCCGATAGCAGTCGGCGTACTGTTGCACAGGAAAGCGCCGTTCGAATGCTCTGGCATCGAGGTTGCGCTTGCCTTTCCGGATTTTCACGGTCAACGGTCCGGCCGCGTATTCGCCGGGCTCGCGGTCTTCCATGAGTTCGGCTTTCAATCCGTCGGCTTCTTCCTGCAGGTCGGCGATGCGGCTTTTCAGTTCCACGTACCGTTTGGCCAATGTTTCGAGGTTCTGCGCGCTCATTTGCTTTGTTCCTTTCACGATGATGCTGGTTTTGGTGGGGATGACGCTGGTCTGGTGGTGCGGGTAGGAGCGTCGGTGCGTTTCCACGACGTCGAACGCGGGCGTGGTTCGCATGGCCGGCCCCAATGGTCCGCACGTGCGGCAGTACGGCATGTGTCCCATCTGCTTGCTCATTCCACGTCCTCCACTGTCGATTGCGTCATGCTGTCGTCTTCGGTGGCGGGATTCGTTTCCTCGTACCGTCGGCTGATGATCACGGTGTTGCAGGTCCTTGGATTGCGTAGGAGCCGGCTGATGGCCGCGCCTTCCTTGACGACGTTCTGGCAAATGTCGATGCATTTCGCGACAGTTCCGGCAGGCGTGCCCATCAGACCCTTCTTTTCGATGGTCTGGTCCGCTTTGTCGATGAATGCCGCGGCTGCGTCGCCGATTTTGCTGGCCGCCGGGTAGAGGCTCGCGAGGTCGGCGCTCATGTCCTCGTCGTCGATGAGGGTCTGCACAACGTATTCACTGGTGTTTTTCATGGTGTTTTCTCCTATCTGGGTATGTATTCCTGTTTGAAATAGATGCTTGCCTGTGTGTGTGGCGTGTATGGCTGGCCGTGCCATGTGAGCGGATCGCCGCTTTTCCGTTTGCGTGGCCTGCCGTGCGTGCCAAGCACGTACTGGTCGGGACGATGCACGTGCACGCTGGCTTCGATGATCTGCCGGTCGTCCATGTAGGCGACGCCGTTCAACGCGTCGGTGAACAGTTTCGCCAGATTGTCCCAATCGCGTCCGCGCCGTGTGGCCGTCCAGAATGTGAGCGTCAGGCAGACTGGCCCTTCGTAGGGTGGCAGGCGGGGATACTGGTTGCGCCATTCCGAGTACACGCGGTTCTCGGCCTCCCGGGTTTTCGCCGGGGTGATGCCGTGTCCCTGGTAGACGCGTGGACGGCCTTTCGACTGCGGGTCTCCCGGCACGGTGAGTTCGCACACCATTGGCCATTCCGGCAGGCTTAATGTTTCGAGACTCAATCCAGGTCACTCCAATCGGGTGTTCTGCCGGTGGCGAGGAAGCCTCCGCGTCGGGTCCGCGCGTTGACGAGCAATCCCATGCCGGCGAGCCTGTGCACGTCGCCCATCACGGTGCTCCGGGGGATGTTGAGCCGTGAGGCCACCTTGTGGCTGCTGGGCGTCACCCCTTCCATCTGCAGTGCGACGGTCGTCTCGTACACGCGTTGGATGCGTGGCTTCACGTCGATGTCACGCCGGGTGCGGCGTCTCATCCGCGTGATGTACTCGCGTTCGTCGTGGATGAGCCGGTCGAGGTCGATGCCGGTCTCCTGGCTCCATGTCTTCGGCGAAGTGTGGTGGCCGTGGCTTCGGGATGCGCCGTAGCGGATGCTGCCACGGTTGACCGGAGCGTACTTCGCGTGCAGTTGGAGGCTGTTGGCTCCGCTAGGCATGATTGTCGTCCTTTCCGTCGTATTTGGGTGCGAATTTGACGGTCAGCCACAACGCGGTGGCGAGATACACGCCCTCGACCACAAGCGCGCCCGCAAGGCTCCCGCCATGCCAGGTGAGCATGAGCGTCACGCTGGCGACGAGGCCGACGACCGCGAGCAGGAACTTGACCCTGCGCAGCGGATAGTTCGGCCGTTTCGCCTCGCGTTCCTTCCGGTCCTCGATACGGAAATCGTTGTCGGTCATCTGGTGCCTCCCGTTTCGTTGTGGAGTTGGTAGTCGAATGTCTCAAGCTCGCCCGCGGTGATGGATGCGAGCGTGCAGGCGCCGTCGGGCAGGAGTTCCACGAGTTGGGCCCCGCCTTTCGGACTGATGCGAACCGCGTATCCGCTCATGCCGAGCATGACGATGCTCGCCTTCGGCGGTACGGGTGGCGTCAGCAACGTTTCCGCGTCGATTCTCCTGAGTGTCATCACAGCTCCTTGTTGATCGTGTCGATGATGAGGTCCACGAGACCGGTGACGTCAAGGTCGACGTATCCGACGATGTGGCCGAGCGACCTCATGGCCTCCGCATCCACGTCCTTGAATGGGTGGACTATTTCGCCCTGGGTCTCGAACTCGTCGAACACTGCCTGCACGCAGGCCTTGCGAATCGTTTTCATGCCGACTCCTTTCCCTCGTATTCACATGTGCTCTGGTAGAGGTGTTCCTTGAAGTAGGCGATCATCGGCTCCTTCGGATACATGACGGTCCGTCCGACCTTCACGAACTTCGGACCGATTCCCGCACCACGCCAGTACGCCAAGGTGCCCTCCTTGATGCCGCAACGGTCCGCGATGTCCTTCGTCGTGTTCATCGGTTTCAGGACCTCAGCGAGCGCAGCGAACGTCGTATCGTCTTCCATCACGCGCCTCCTTTGCGTGTGTAATGCCGGGCGGCGTTAGGAGAACCGCCCGGCCCCCTCCTAAAATCGGTGTCATCCCGCATTTCCGACGTGCGGGCCGAACAGTTAGGAGAAGAATCAATGGATGGATCCGTATTGGCCGCATGGGCCGGTGCCGCGGCCTCGCTGTTTGGCGCCGGATTGACCGTTTGGTGGCCATGGCATAACAGGCCGCAGGCGGACTGGACCCTGCTGGAACACTCGACGAATCCTGAATTACCGATTTCCTCAACGGTGCCCGGATTTTCTGACTGGTTGGAGTCTCGAGACGAGGCCGAGCCGGATTCCGTCTGCTCCGTGTACAATTCCGGTGACGGCGACGCGTACGACGTCTCAATCGAGGGGATTGGATGCAAGGCGTATTTCCTGCTCCTGAGACCCATCGGCGACAACACCGAGTTCATGACTCCGAGCAGCATCGCGCAATTCAAAGCGGCCGACCGCGCGTATATCATCATGCACGCCGATGAGAAAGCCGATGTCATAGCGATACGCCTCCATTGGACGAAGCAGCCGACGCATTTGATGCGCCGCGTGTTCCGTTCCTATTCGATTCATGGGTCGCTCCCGGAACAGCCGCGTCATCCGATACCGGAAACGAGACGGCATTTGCCAACTCTGACGAGATACCGGTTCGAACATTCGAGACTGGGATTATGGTTATTTGCACATCCCCGACTGCATCCGCTTTCCCGGACTCTTGACACTCCCCCAACGACAGGATCCAACCGATCGGATCAAGATCGACGAGGATCCGAAGCAAAGCCAGGGAAAGACTGAACAAGCCAGCAGTAAGCGATATGCATGCCGGCAGCCATGTCTCACTCATCACGCACCCGCTTCCTGTGTTGGTTTCGCGAGGAACAGTTTGGCGAAATACGTCTGCCCCTTGCCGGTCATCTTCGGCGTCTTGTTGATCGTGGTGTGCCCGTCCGAGTGGCTGATGGTCGTCTCCTTGACCTCGAACAGGTGAAGGTCCATCGCCTTCTGTGTGGGCATGTTCCAACTGGAGCCCTTGGCCTTGATGAGCCATCCATGCTCGCGGAGCCAGGCGAACAGGCGCCGTGGGCCGATGTCGATGCCGTTGCTTTTCAGGATCTTCGCGAAATCGCCCACAAGGATGGACGTCCTCGCGGTTTCGACCGCGTTGGCGAACAGGACCTTGCCTTCCTGGGCTTTGAGCTGTTTGGCTTGTTCGTCGACCTTGGATTGCAGCCATCGCATGCTGGCCAACGCCATCTGTTCCGGTGTCATCCGTTCCTGGCCGGCCATATAGCCGCCGTGCTTGCGGATGGACGGCAGCACCTCATGCGTCACCCAACGCTGGAACTCCTTGGCCTCCGGCTTCCGAGACTTCATCACAAGACGGTAAAGACCAGGCTCGGAGATGATGAGCGGAGCTTTACCGCCATTCTGAGCAATGTGGATACTATCCACATTGGTGATTTCATCAGACTCAAGAATCTTGTGTAAGTCCCTTGTATCTGTCCCGAGGATGTCGCATACGTCCTTGGCGACGAACCAGGGCTCCTCCGCCTTATCGGTCAGGGTACGCAATGGGGCGCCCTTGAAATCGAACTTCTGGATTTCATTGTTCATTGGATTCTCCCCTAGAATCGAGTTTGTGAATAGTTTTCTTGAGGATCCGGCAGGCTGGGCTTCGACCATCATCGCCGGGGCGTCTTTGGCGTGGAACGTTCTGCAGCAGTTTCAAATCCACTCCATTCGCCGTAGGGACGATTTGTCCCAAACCGATTTGGAGCCTTTTCTTGATTCCACGTCGAACAGCATCGTGTATTTCCGGCTTGTTGGACCTCTGACGATGTATGACGTCCGAATCCCACCTCAGGCAACGTTCGGAACAAGCCCCTATACGCCGCTGTTGGCCAAGCGGTTGAGACCGAATCAGATCTGCCATACCGGCTTCACCGGCGAGAATGCGGTGCTGCTACTTCCCGATGATTTCGAGATTGAGTGGCGGTCGTCCCACATGTCGCGCAGTCATAAGATTCGTGTATCTCTGACCGAGATAAAGAAGGAGGCGTGGAACCGCAGCTCGAAGAGTGTTCGGCAGATTCGCGAGAGGGCTTCGAGGCCGTAACCAACGGTTCTGCATCAGTCGCGTTCTCGTGGCGATGAGTCAACGAATCGAATATGCCACGCAAGGTCGCGCACAAACCGGAATGACGCTTCCTGCGGGCGAGATGCCATCCCGCATCAACGCCAGCAAGATAAAACCACGCATCACCGAAGCTGCATGGGCCGTAACTTGATTCGTCGGTGACCACATCGAAATAGTCGCCCTGCTTCACGTCGTCAATCCAGTATTCGGATGGAAGCACATCAAGGCATGGCCCTCCGTCCGCTTCGATGGCGCGGCATTTCCAGATGAGACGCTTGAAATCGCCAGCGTTCCCCGGCTCTTTCGGAAGGCTCTTGTTCATCCCCGTGCAACCATTGCCGAAGTCGACCCGTTCAAGCGGTTCACCTGGAATCCACTCGCGGACATCGGATCTCTTCATCTTCCTCATTTCGGATTCTCCTTTCGATTCACTCTTCGGCGAGCGCCGCTTGCTTTTTCGAAGCACTCTCATTTGAGGCCCTTCCTGCCGAGTGGGAGAATGAGCAGACCCACGCAAAGAAGGGAGGTGAGAATATGAGCAATGGATCCGATTTCGCGAAGGCGAGCGCCGTGTTCGGGAAGGCCGCTGAAACGTCCGATCCCGACGAGAGGATGAGAGCCCTGTGCCAAGGGCTTTCCCTCCTCGCCAAGGGATTCGATTCGATGGATGCTTCCATGGCATCCGCCGCCTACTGTCTCGACGTGCTCTCGGATAAGTTCTGAACGGAGTTCCTGTATCTCCGTGCTTAGTCGGTCCGCGGCCTGATTGATGTGCTCGAGAATCGAGCCCATGACTTCAGTCGTCATGTCGCGGGCCGACAACTGCCGTCCGACCTCGATGCCGATTCCTCGCAGGTCAAGGCTGGACAGGTGGCTCCTCCTGTCGTCGCCCACTGTTCCGATAACCGTTCGAGCTGGTTCCTCGCGGACGGCTTTTCTTATCGCGCCCAGCATCGCCGGGTGCAGGCGTTCGAACTCCTCAACGGAGATCGGGTTCGTGGATTCGTCCGGTGTCTCGGCCGGAATATTGATGTTCATTTCGGGTTCTCCTTTCGATTCATTCGTCGGCGAGCGCTGCTCACGGCTTGATCTGTTTGATGCCGTCGATTGGTTGCAGGAGCTTGATCATGAGCTGGTAGAGGCTCATGCCGAACATTCCTGCGGCTTTCTCGAGTTGTTCGGTAGTGAATGAACCCTCGCCCTGCAATCGCTTACTAATGTTTTGCTCACTCACACCAAGCTCCTTGGCGAGTGCGGCCTGCGTCTTGCGGTGTCGTGCGAGTTCGCCGCTGAGGTTTCGTGCGATGGTTTCCGTTTCGCTCATTGGTTGCCGCTCCTTTCTGGTTGGTCCGTTCCCTTGCGACAACTCTCAATCTACCTATTTAGGTGATTCAATGTATCTACCTATATAGGTTCTTTACAAAATCTACTTATTTAGATAGACTTCAGGCATGGCGCGAGGATCTAAAAACGAAGTCACCGAAGACAGCAAAAGAATCATCGATGTATGTCGGCAACTGTTGAAAAATAGCGGCATTACGATAGATGAATTCTTCGATTCCAGCGGATTGAGCAACAATTACTGGTACAAACGCATGCGCTATGAGGCGCCGTTGAATACGTCAGATGTGGAGCACATCGCCTCCACATTCGGGCTCACCAGCCTCGACATCTACACACGCGCACTCGGCAGCGAGGCCGCACGCGCCTACGAAGCCCGCGAGCGCGAGTCCCGGATCACCGATGATCTCATCGACCGTATCGCCGCGCACCCCGAAGACTACGACGTGGCCGCCAACAGGGATCCGAACGCACGCCTCGAAGCCGAAACGCCGGACGATTGATGGATTGAAAGGAACGCAAATGACTGAATACAACCTGTATTGCGATGAAAGCTGTCATCTGGAACATGACGACAGCGACGTGATGGTCCTTGGAGCCCTCATTATACCCAAGGATAAAAGGCAGGAAATCACAGAGAATATTCTCCAGATCAAGGCACGTTACGGTGTCAAGGCACGCACGGAAGTGAAGTGGACGAAGGCCAGCATGCCGAAAATCGACCTGTACAAGGATTTGCTGAACTGCTTCTTCCTGGATGACGACATGAGGTTCCGTGTTCTGGTGGCCAAGAAGACACGTCTGAATCATGAGGCATGGTCCCAGTCACACAACGATTGGTACTACAAGATGTATTTCACCATGCTGAACAGGCTGTTCGATTCCACGAACACCTACAACGTGTACGTGGACATCAAGGACACGCACTCCGCGCAACGTACCGAGAAACTGGAGGAAGTGCTAGCAAACAGCCACTACGACTTCAACCACGAATGCATCAAGAAAGTGCAACCAATCCGTTCAGACGAAGTGCAAATGATGCAAATCACCGACGTGATCAACGGAGCCGTATGCAGGGCGAACCGGACGACCATCCCCCAACCATCAGGCGCGAAAGCTGAAATCATCGACTACATACGCATGAGATCAAAGCTCCGACTCACCCAGTCAACGACCTTGGGCACGCGCAAGTTCAACATCTTCGTCTGGGAAGGACGGAACGCATGACACCGCATTGGACACCGGAGCTCGTAACCAAATCCCCGATAGAAGACTTTGCCGTATATGAGGATAGGATTTATGCAATCTTCAGACATGACTTCATAGATTCACATCCATCATTCGACGGCCTCAGAGTTTCCGTACGCCGCCAGAAAGAGGAGACCGACGGAAAATGGGCTGGGTTTTTCCACATCACCAGCGTCGAAGACTACACAACCGGCGAGAGGAATGTCGATCTGCGTAGATGTGAGCGGATCAGGTTTCCACGGAAGACGATTGACAACGCAAAGGATTGTCCGCAATGCCATTATGAGGTATGTGATGCGCCATTAATCTGGAGGAAGCATAAGCATGGCCGCGATAGGTTATATATCCTCATTGAATCAGAACGGTATCTAGTCGTGCTGGAACCACATAAGGACAGAGGCTACTGCATGTTGGTCACCGCCTACTACGTCGACCATGATCATAGCTTCAACAAACTTCTGAAAGAATATGATCAGTCAAGTTTGAACGGGAATTGCGTTCAATAAAAAGCAAGGGCCGCCGCAGCGACCCTGGAGACTCCTTCTACAACTCGGTAGATGAGCTGATTCAAGCATCACATACGACACTCCAACTGTCAAGCAGAACTTGACAAACAGCAAAAAAGTACTTCTCGAAAAACAATACTTCCGGAAGAGAGGAATGTGGATAACAAGACCATCGCGGAGCTTCACCGGAACGCGGAATCCATGGGTCTGTCAGTCATGTCACGCGACCTTCCCCGTGACATATGCGGCCTATACGACGATCGACACAAACTCATTCTGCTGGCCGACTGGCTCAACCAGCGCCAGCGCCGTTGCACGCTGTGCCATGAGCTCATCCACGCGAAACACCACGATCCAGGCTGTGGTAGCCAATACGGGTTGAAGTGCGAGCGCCAGCGCCGCAGGGAGACCGCGCTGGCGTTGATCAGTCCCGTGGACTATGGCATGGTGGAGCAGATATACGAAGGCAATACGTGGATGATGGCCGTGGAATTGGGCGTCACCATCCAAGTACTGTCGGACTATCGGCAGCTGTTGTACGATTCCGGCGTGTGCGTGCAATAAAAGAAGCTCAGCGTCCACATACCGCGACGGGAAACAAAAAAGGGTCCCGCCCGAACACAGTCGGACGGAACCCAAGGAACCAACAATCAGCATTTTCGTTTTCACCAAAATGAGGTTCCACGCACAGTGTAGCGCGGATCCTCGGAAAGAGACAACCATGGCCAGAGCGTTCGTAGACGACAGATGGCTCAAAAACGACGAGGACGGCAAACCGCCCAGCAGGGCCGCGAAACAGTCGCTGGCCAATGCGAAGGATCCGATGAAAGCCAATGTGCCCGACAAATGGCGGTCCGCGCTGTACGGCCAAGGCTCACGGTGGAGATGCCGCTGGTACACGCTTCGAGACGGCAAACGCGTCCAGAAATCACGGAACTTCGCCAAGCTCCGTGACGCTGAGGAATACGCAGCGGCCATCGAGGACGACATCAGACGCGGCAAATACCGCGACCCGCAGCAGGAACTACGCATCTTCCGGGACGTTGCCTCCGAATGGACGGACGGCAAGATGGATATCAAACAGGGCACTTTGGGCAGATACCGCCGCGAATTGCGCGTTTATATCAACCCCAAGTGGGGCGATCGCACACTGAGGGAAATCCAACGCGACGAACTGCAACAGTGGGTCACGCAGCTCACCGAAGGCGGGTATCCCGCCGAACTGCAGGACGATCGCGAATCGAAGCCATTGAGTCCACGCAGCATCCGCAACATCGTCAAGGTCGTCATGGGCGGTGTCATGGAATTCGCTTTGGAGCACGGCTGGATCGGAGAGAACCCCATTGAAAAGGTCACCGTGCCGCGCATCACGCAATCCGATGACGACATGGTGTTCCTTACCGTCGAGGAGGTGGAGTTGCTGGCCGGCATGGCCGAACGGGCAGGACGGCCGGTAGACGGGCTGATCGTCCGCTGGCAGGCATACACCGGTGCCCGCATTGGCGAGACGCTGGCACTCAAATGCGGCGACGTGGATGTGGAATCACGCAGGGCGCGCATCCGCCGCACTTGGACCGACGACGGCAAAGGCAGGCTTGTGCTGGGCACGCCGAAGAACGGCAAACCGCGCAGCATCGCCATACCCAGATTCCTCATACCGTCCATCGAACGGCAGATGGAGGGCATGGGCGACGACGACTGGCTGTTCCGCGCGGCAAGAGGCGGGAACCTGTGGACGAACACGTGGCGGACGCGTGTCTGGCGAAAGGCCGTCCGACTGGCCGGCATGGAGGACGATGGCGTGACCATCCATAGTTTGAGGCATAGCTATGCGAGCTTTGCGATTGCTCAAGGCGCGGATGTGAAGACCCTACAGATGCAGCTCGGCCACTCCTCACCCAGCATCACGCTGAACACATACACGGCTCTCTGGCCGGAACGATTGGACGATGTGGCGGACGCGATTGGCGAGCTGCGCGCTGAACAGTTGAAGACCGTCTAGACGCGGAGGTTGCGCGGTCATCGTGTCGAATCGTGTCGATAGCCTACGGCCAAGAAAAAATAAAGCCTTGGAAACATAATGTTTCCAAGGCTTCCGGTCGGGCTGACAGGATTTGAACCTGCGACATTCTGCTCCCAAAGCAGACGCGCTA